CGTACAGTGCCCCTGTGACACACGACATTGCCTGCTCCTCCTGAGAAACAACCTTACTGCGTAAATTGCAATGCAAACTTTTGGCGATCGACATAACGTCTAACGCACCCATATGATACCCCAGCTCCGCGTTGTACACGGAGCGGCGCTTCAAAAAGTCTGCTTGCTCGTCCTTCATATATGATGTACCTGCCGACGTCTTGTCCGGCATGGTAAACACCATATCGTTTGCAGCCAAATAGCGTTGAACTGCGAAAAAGTCAAATTCCGGGAACTTGTCCGAAACTGAACTCTTCGCGTCATCGCCATATGTAATTAGTGAACACACCTCCTTGAACGGTGGCACAGCACGACCCTGGTAGAGGTCGTAATATGCGCATCGAAACAAGAGAGAGTTTACAATAGAATTGATGTACACTGTCAGATTTTGCCCCGAAGGGTTAGACCCGATGTGTTGAATCAAATCACCATTGTAACAAGTCACGGCATAACATATGTCGGTAGCAATTCCTTCCATCATCGAGATGTCATCCTCTGAGTAATCACACTTGCGTGCGACTTCAATGAGAATGCGGAATGCTGCGAACATTAGCTGTGCAGGCATCCGAAGATCATATTTAGAATAGTCTCCGGCTAGAATCCTGTCACTTCCGTATTTGGTAACATGCTGGTGCAACTGCTCCCACTCTTGCGAGAAGGGATTAATTCCAACAGCACACTCCGAATCGAAAGGAAAAAGACTCAGTAGCCTGCAAAAGGGCAGAAAGTACTGACGAGTCAGTAGCTGTCCCACAGCAGAAGAAGCCTGGAAAACCCGAACTTTTGTCTTCGACTGGTCGGTAGGTTCATCCTTGAGACACGCTTTGAAGAAAAAGTGTCCGCGAACGCCAGAGGCGTAGCAGACCTTGATCTTCTCCACGTGATCCCAGAACGGACCCGTCAACTCAGCTGGACACTCGAATTCGGCGCCGTCTTCAGGTTCCAAATAGTGAAGGTAATCACTCTTCGGACCTGTCAACGGAACACCGATACCCGAGGCTGGGTTCATCTTATCAAGGAATCGTTTACCATCGACACCGCAAACAGTTTGCATACGTGTCAAAGGTTTTATAGACTTCAACTTGATGGGAGATTTTTCCAAGGCTCCCAAGAATTGCTCCAAGAAATCAGTCACAGCCAAATCCAAAATGGAGGGTTCTACGCCCACAGATGGATTGGCGGAATGTTGGAGAGATTCCTGCCAAGGTTTCCAATCCGGTTTGAATTTGGGAGGCCCCCAGATGTTTTTAATATCCAGACGCTTCTCAATTTCATCCGAAAGGAGAGCCTTCACACAATTTGACTTGTATGAGACTCCCCCCAAGGTACAACCGTACACCCGAATATTCGAATGCGGCATGAACCTTAATGGAGATTTTGGTGCATGATCCTTATCCATAACCATTGTCTTATCGTACAAGGTTTCTGGAATTTCTCCATCGCTCTTAGCGAGGAGAACGGAGGCAGGCTTGCGCAAGGCAGCCATACCTTCTCGGATCATTGGTGCAGTTAAAAGGCCTGCACAACCTACCGGGGTACCCGTCTTCCCTCCCAAATGCACGCCGCAAATGGTAGGAGTACGCGTCTGACTGATGAAAGTCCCAATACAGAGACCGACAAAAGTGTTGACGCTAAGGTTGTAGGAGAAACCGGAAAATTCCTCCACCCCGTTGTTAACGATCCCCGGGACCATCAACGCACCTGCTTCCACGCACGAACCTTCCTTATTTTTCCAGACCATTTTAGTGGGCACGGAACTTTCAGGAAGTTCATGGGACATGAAAGGTGTCAGGTCCTTCCAGCTTCCTCCGCTGGGGACCCAAACTAGTGTCAAGTCGGT